GTCACAAGAGTAAGAAATATCAGCAAGAGTTACATTACAAGCCATTTGTTATAGGGTATTAAAGGAAGGGCGCAAGGCCCTTCCGTTATTAATTAATTATGCGAAGTCTTTTGCGTAGACAATCTCTTCACCTTTCAAGTAAGAGAAACCTAACTTGAACTGACCCCAAATCTTATCAGAAGACAATTCAGCTTCGTACTTCATATCAATAGCGCGAACGTCATTGTACTCATCAGTCAACATTACGATGTTCTGTGCAGCAGCAATCATAAATTCGTTAGCAGGCATTGATGGGAAGTGGATAACTTCCATACCGTAGTAGTTTGGTACGCCACCTTCTACAACACCTTGTGGAGTAGTAGTGTAAAGACCAGCGATAGCGATTTGGTAGTGTTGCATAGCAGCAGTTCCCAAGAAGATAGCAGGTTTGAAATCACGGTCAGCATCTCCGTAAACAGCAGCCAACATAACGTCACTCATTGTTTCGTAAGCACCTTCCAATTTGTCAAGGATGTTAGCAGAAGTTAAAGCACCGTTAGTGTCGTAGTCCAATACAGCAGCATCAGCAGCCATTTCAGTAGTCAATGCAGTACCTGCAACAGTCAATGCTTTTTCAGCAGACAATTTAGCGAAGTAGTCAAATACCCAATCCTTGAATTCAGCATCCATAGTTTCTGGGTTGTTCTGACCTTTCTTCAAAAGAAGACCACGGTAAGAAGTTTCAAGTGCATTTTTACAGTTTAGGAAAGACCACTTGTAAGTAGTTACAGTCATTTCTTTTTCACCGATTGTAGCAGCAGATGCTCCGTCAAACACACAAAGGTCTGAACCGAAAGATAATGTAGCGTCAAAGATAGGTACGTTTACTTTAGCTTTAACACCATCTACAAGACGGAAACGGTTTAATACCGCTGCCGATTTTACCATAGTATCAATGAAGAGGTCTGGACGTCTGTCACCGTATGGCAAGTTTGATATTACTATACTCATTTTATTTTAATTTAAGAGGATTCGTTTAATTAATTTACAATAATTACTTGCGGTTAAAGAAGTTGTTAATCATATTAACCTTCTCGGGTGTAATACCATTAAAAACTACTGTCTTGTCTTCTACAGTTTCAGCTACTTCTTCAGCATTTTGTTCAGCAGCAAATTGCTCCTCAACCTCAGCTTCGTTAGCTACTTCCTCAGTAGATTCAGCTTCAAATTCTTCAGTCATTTCTTCCTTGACTTCTTCCTCTTCTGCTACAGGCTCTTCAGCCATTACTTCTTCCTTATCGTCAGAAGCCATTTCTTCTTCATCTTTGTCTTCAGCCATCTCTTTTTCTTCAGATGCACCCATAGACTCAATGTGCTTTTGAATCATTTCAAGGGCAGACTTTAAGTCTTCAACGCCAGCGAACTTTTCTTCAAAAGATGTCATAACTTCCAAGAGCGAGTTATTCTCGTTCTCTAAAGCCTCAATTCTTGCCTCGTACTTGTTAGCCATAGCCTCAAATTGAGCCTCTAACTTACCAAGTTCTTTGGCGAAAGCAAATTCATTCATTTGTTCTTCGTTATTAATTGTTGGTTTAATGTCCGCTTTAATCTCAATAGAGAAACCATTAATCTCTCCATTTTCAATTGCAGTAAATAATTCGTCAGACTCAATCTTTGCCTTTACGAATACGGTTCCGTTTGGTAGTTTGTAACCATAGTCTACTGACTTATCGTTATCACTCTCCTTAGTCCAAACTTCAAGCATAACCACTTCATCCGTATCGTAGGAGTGGTTAATACCAAATGCGTTAAATAGTCCTTCCTTAGAATACTTGTACATAATTTGCTGAATAGTCTCTTCAGTGAATCGTACATAGTAGTATCCCATATCGGGTGAGAATCGTAGGATTTCCTTGTTAGGAATCATAATAGGTCCTACAACCTCTTTCTTCTTTTCATCAGCAAACATCTGTACTTTCTCAACTTCATTGAAGTGAATAAAGTCTTCCTCAATAGCGGGCTTGTCTACAAGAGAAATCTTGTACATCCCTTGAGCGATGTCTTCTAATGATATATCAAATAATGGTAACTTATCCATTTCTTTTATTTTTTATTCTTGATGTAAGCCTCAATCAAAAGCAACTGCTTTTTAATCTCATCCATATCGGCCCTCAAATCTGTGTGTCTTTTTTCAAAGCCAACCTTAACCTCATTGATACTGAAAAATGCGAACCTGTATAAAACATAAAGGCTACCAATTAATAGCACCATTGTTATTCCATATTCACCAACAAGTTTTAAAGTATCTTCCATTACTTTTTACTTTTTGTATGCCAGCTTGGTAGCAGGTCGTTATCTTGTACATACTTTGGATTAGAAGGCTTTCCGTTCTTTACCAAGTACATAAATGCGTTTAGTCGGGCAAGTCCCCATTGCGCTGCTGAAGTAACCTTTGGTGAGTGTCCTGTATTAAAAGCACCCATACCACGTAGTACAACACGCTTTGCAGCACCCATACCAACTTTCTTATCGGGGTACTTTTCATTGTAAGCGTCTACCTTAGTCTTTATAGACTTAATAATTTGTGGAGATAGCTTTCCACCTTTTCCAACACCTTTAGGATTCTCGTTAGGAGTATCGCTCTTAGGTGCTTTGGGAGATTTTTTAATGCTGCCATCCTTGCCTTGTGTAGCATAATCATCCTTGACTTTACGGTCACCCCACGGGACGTCAGCCACATCTGCACTTGCCTTAACTGTTCCTTTTCGTATAGACTCAGCTTTTCTAATTGCCCAGTTAACACCGCTTGTTCCTCCCCAACCAAGCCAAGCAACATAGCCTCTATCTTTCCAAGGCGTGTCCTTATACTTAGGGTCAATCGCAGCATTCTTTCTATGACGATTAAAAGCAGCCATTCTCGCAATAGTCTCATACGATAGTTTTCTTCGTGATGCTAATTGGTTTGCACGAGTCCAGCCCACAGAAGTCATTCCCTTAACTTCCTTCCCATACTTCTTCTTCCACTCAAGAACTTTCTTGGCGTTGTTAGTAGCAGATTGTGGGTAGTCGTTGTATGTAGCCATCAAATTAATTTACAATTATTGTAATATCCCTTCTATAGTAATGTAAGCGTAATCATCATACACATCACCACTTGCACTCTTAACAAGTATTCCACCAGGAGTTATTCTTGTACAGGTAAGTGTTTGTAGGAAGAAGTCTAAAGAAGCCAAATTAGATGTAGGCACAACCATATCAAATTCTATACGGGGATTCTCGCTTTGAAGTATCTTTTCAGATGCTGCAAATATATTGGTATAGGTATCTGTAACAGCACCACTCTCATCTTCAAACATTAGATTCCAACCTACTGTGTTTACAGGAAATACCCTACCATTAAAAGTATGCTGACCAAGGTCTATGTAGATGCGTTCTGTTTCTGTAATCATCTGACCGCTTTGGTCATTACCTTTAAGTTTTATAAAAGGTATTTTAAGATTGGTATCTACCAATGGTTTATCTAAATAAGCAAACCTTAAACCTATGTCCTTATTTTTGGTAAATATGTTAGGTGTAAACCCAAGTTCTTTTTCACTAAACGCTCCGTTCTGAAAGTTTTGGTTACTGTCCATATCAGAGGCATCTGGACCACATACCGAACGATTGTATATAGAAGAGTCAAGGTCTATCTTAATCTCTACTATACCCTCTGTATTAATCTCTTGAGTTGTAGAACCGATAGTTATACCATCGTTGTTTAAGTCATCAAAGTATAGGTTATAGTCTTTGTTGTTTATCTCAAGTGACTTAACCTTATCTCCACCATTACTTATCTTTACAGACTTTAAATCATCTATTAAGTTATTGATGTTTTGACTACCTGTTCTTACAATAGATAATGGGTCTATACGCAGAACGTGTTCAGATGTAGTAGCATCGTAATCGTAGAATAAACCACAATCAAATCTTTTTAGAAGTGCTGTAAGTATCTGTGATACATTTAAAGGACAAGTTTGATTTATAGAATCACTAATTACAAACTCATCTGTAAGTTCATACAAAAGAGTATCAGCATTAGAATTGAACTTTATATTAAGCTCACCATAATTATCTATCCTTGTTACAAGCTTCCTTAATTGGTCTACGCTAAATAAAGCTAAGTTGAACGCATCTGCTTCAGCGGGATTGTTACCGCTATAACTTGTCGCATAATTAATCTCAAGACTACCGTCAAGAGGCTCAATGAAATAGTTTACACCATATCTACTTCCACCATTAATAAACATCTCTTGGTCTTGAGGCATATATGCCGTGATGTCCTCAAATAACAAAGTGTCATTAAAAATATAACCGTGATAAAATATTGCGCCTGTGCCACCTGTTGTACTATCGTCACATTCAAAATAGTCAAAAGGTGCTTGATTATTGTTTTTGTTTGAATTACCTTGCTGAACAGAGATAACATTACTCATATCTAAAATTAGGTCATCACCCTGTGAGTCTCGCAAAGCTATTTTCTTCGCCATAAACCCGTCCTCGTATACACCTATGTATACTTTGAATCTCATATCAGAAGGTGAATTTATCGTAATGCCTTGAACAAGACCGTCTTCGCCAGCTATAGGTATCTCTAACTTTGCGCGCTGTATTGTAAGAGACGTAGCTCCAGAGTTTAATCTAATGTCTGCATTAAAAGATACTTTAGGGCAAAAGAAGCCTCGTATACCGTCAAAGAAATAATCTCCTTGGTCATCTAAATCCGCAGGGTAAAAACCCATTCTTTTTTCAGCTCCCCAATCTTGAGTGTCATATAAGGGGTTGCCCTCACCATCAGTGCCATAGTTTCCCGCAGTTTCCATATTACCAAACCACTGGGTGTGTATGAGCTTTGTATTGCCATTAAGGTCTTCACAGGAGTTCAAGGACTGATTTGTACCCGACCAAGCAGGTGCTTGTCTAACAAAGAAGTTCCTTCTGTTTATGTCTTCTTTAGCAAGTAGCTGTGATGGGATAACCATATGCAACTTCTCTGCTTGAAAATTAGCAAATGCTGGTGTAGAAAAATAGGCTCCTAACTCAAACAACTTTGAATCTACCCGAAGAGGGAATGTAGCTGAACTTATATATGCCGTTAGGTACTGAAGGAAGCCCTTTACAGAAAACACAGGCATAATACCCGTTCTATCTATACCTATTCCGTACTCAAGGAACTGTCTTGCTCCGTATCCAAACTTTCCATCAACATCATTACAGAAATCTATGTATGGAAAAGACATAGGTCTTGTGTAGTCGGGATTGGTTCCCTTGATTCCTGCTTCGCCACCACTTGCGGTGTTTGCTCGGAATTGGTTTAAAGTTCTTCTTTGTGTGTAGTAGTTATCTGTATATAAATCTCCGAGCTTTGTGTCTTTAATAGTAGCTAAATACTTTGATAAGTAGTCTTTAAGTTCTACCTCAATGTATGATTGTGCGGAGTTGTACTCAAATGAAACAACATTAAGTATACCCGCTATCTCTGTAGAACCACTGCCGAATACAGTTATTTTGAAATAGAAATCTTCCTTTGGAAATTCTAATGCAGGAGATGTTATAGGCTCAAAGTCAAACCTATTAGAAGACTTGTTGTTAGTTGTTAGCGGTATACGAAGCTTAGTATAGAAAGGTAGCTTGACCTTATCAATCTCTACGCTATCGTAGAAATCTAAATCATACTCCAATTGCTGTTCTGGAAACAGGTCAACTTCATAATAGCTGTTGGCCAAGTTGGTCCTGCTAATTTCTAACTTAAAATCCATACTAACGAGTTGCGATATTAAATTCTAAAGAAGACTTGAACTTGTTGTTTAGGGTGTCTAAAGATATCTCTGACAAACCTACACCATATGCCTTGCTGTCACACAAGTCTAAAAATGCTACATCGGGAGATGTTATAATTATTGAAGATACTCCAAAGTATTCGTTTCTTTTAGCGGGTATGATTAAAGAATAAGATATGTTTGAGGCATATTGATTGTAAGCTTTTGAATACAATCCGTTCTCAACATCTACGACTATTCTATAAACACTTACCTCCTCTACATCCGTGTCATTGTATCTGTAAACAGTGCCTGTAAATGTACTTAATGCAACGGGATAAATGTTTTCATCAAATGTTATCTCTCCTGTTGCTTCGTTTGTACAAACACCATATATAGCTTTCTGAAAAGTGTCGTTGTATGAAATCTTAACTACATCACGAAGAACAACATTACCGATATTGGAACCTGCCCTAACAACATTATCTTTAATCTTTGTAAAACCTATACCACCGAATGGTGATGACGGGTCTATGCCTTGTCTAAATACTAAATCAGCCATTATATTCTGTCGTTTCTATCTCTAATTCTACGTTCTGTAGCGTTACCACGCAAGTCCTTGTCTGCAACATAAGCTCTTACAGGCTTACTGCTTTGTATAGCTGTTGAGATAGTAGCCTCTGCAATAGCCTTTAGGTAATCTACACTTTCGTTTGCAGGTGAAGAAACTAACCCTCCCTCAGCAAACTTCATTCTCCCAACAGTTGGATTCATCTTGCCCGATTTATTTATTCTATCAAGCAAGTCTCGGTGCATAGAAGTAGCTCTTTTGTTTACGATGTACTCACCGCCTTCCATTTCATATCCACCTCTACCTTGAACGGTAAAAGGAACTCCACCCTGTTCGTGTGATGGTCCGTTTATCACACCTCCATCAGCAAACTTCTTAGGGAAAAACTTTCTTTTGTTAATAGCAGCTATCTGTGCCGTTGTTTGAGCAGCCGCAATACCCGCACCTATAGAGCCTACTATAATTGCTGTAGCAGGTTCATACTTTTTAAATGCTTCTATATATGCTTGAGCCGCAGCTTCACCGCCCTCAAGTAGAGCATCGTTTCTATCTTGTTTTTTTTCAGCATCAAATATGTTTTTTTCTATTGAGTTTTGTTCCGCTATTTCAGCCTTTTGTAACTCTTTTTGCTTGGCTCTAAACTGAGACTCAGTTATTAACTGGTTGTTTAATTGAGATTTTAATATTTCTTCTTCAGTTTTATATCTTGATTTTATTACATCTAATTTAGCTTCTTCAGAGTTCTTTAAGTTTTCAAGACTTGTGTCGTTAAAAGCGGATAAAGATTCTCCAAGAGCGTCTACAGATTTTTTAGCCAAATCTGCCCAATCACCTTCTTTAAAACCATCCTTAAAATCTTTAAAATCATCCTTTACATTATCTGTCGCAATTGCCATTTCACTTATAGCATAACCAGCTTCTAATGCTTTCTTTCCTATTTCGTCAAAGTATGCAGCAACCTCTGGGGATATATCTACTAAAGATTTAAATGCCTCTATGTTATTTAATAACCCTTCATATTGAGCATCACGAGCGGCGTTGTATTCCTCTTGAGTTATCTTGCTGTTTTTTAAATCCTCATCAAGTTTCTTTATTTCTTTAGAGTAGTCAGAAACAGCTTTTTCAACATCTGATATAACATCTGAAGTTAGTATCTCAGCTAAGTCATCAGAAGCAATTGCTGCTTCTTTTATTCTATCTATTTGTGTTTCAAATTCTTTTGATAAATCTCTTATTGCAGCGGATTGTTTAACATAAGCATCGCTAACAAGCTGAGTTCTTTCAGCTTCTATATCGGCTCTTTCCTCAGCAGTTTTTGATATTGATGTTTCTATTTTTGCCCGCTCATTAATTTCCTTTATTTCTTCTTTTGTTTGTCTTTTTATATCATTAAGCCTTAGCTTTAAAGCGTCTCTTTGATTCTTTGTTCTTATTTCTAATAATTCGCTTTCGTTTTTTAAAGAGTTGTTTAGCTGCTCTTGCATTTGCTTGTAAACATTTCTTTCTGCTTTTAACTGAAGCTGTCTTAATCCAGTTGACTTTTCAATCTTTGAATCAAGGACACCAATTGCGTATTCAAGGTCAGTGTATGTGTCAGATATCTCTTTATTTGCGTTAACACCTTTAATTGATTTATCTATGATGTCTTCTACTATTTTCCCATAAATAGTTTGTGCTTGCTCTTGTCCTTTTGTTATTGCAATGTCTTCTTTTTTTGCTTGAATAGACTCCTTGAACTTTTCAGTAAGAC